GTGAATTAATCACGTCCCCAGAATAACCTTAATGATTTTAATACTATGAGCAGACCAAGGAAGCCGACCAGTATAATGGAGGCAACAGGTGGGTTTAAAAACAACCCTGACAGAAAAAGAAAAGATCCTGATACCGGCGGAGAGTTAGGTTTGCCGCCAACGGATCTTGACGAGGAGGAATTGAGAGCGTGGATTGATATTGTGAACAATGCGCCGCTTAATGTTTTGCGAAATTCTGACAGGGCAATTGTAACACTTGCTGCCAGGATACAGGCACATATAAAAATACATGATCTGCTTGATATATCGGTGGGGATGATTGCGCAATATCAAAAATGTTTAGCAGCTCTTGGAATGACACCGGCGGATCGTAGCCGCGTATCAGCAACCGAGGAAAAGAAAGCCGGGAAGTTTGCACAGTTCCAGATGCCAAAGAAAAAAAATGGCTAAACACCCGCACACCAACAATGCCAACCGATATGCGCGCGAAGTTGTGGCCGGTAAAATTGCGGCTTGCTCCTATGTTGTGGCGGCGTGCCAACGACATATAGACGACCTGAAAAAAGCCGGGAAGCAGAAATACCCATATAAATTTGATAAGGGAAAAGCCGAGGCGGTCTGTAATTTTGTAGGGCTTATGGTGCATGTCAAGGGTAAGTGGGCAGGCAAGCCGGTTGCGCTTGAGCCGTGGCAGACCTTTATTCTATGCGTGGTTTTTGGCTGGGTCGGGAAACGTGATGACCTTCGGCGGTTTAGAGAGGTATACATTGAGGTACCACGGAAAAACGGCAAATCAATGCTTGCAGCTATCATTGGGCTATATATGTTTGTGGCTGATGGAGAGTCAGGAAGCGAAGTTTACAGCGGGGCCACGACTGAAAAACAAGCTTGGGAGGTGTTCCGTCCTGCGAAATTAATGATTGACCGATCCCCTGATTTTAAAGACTCGTTTGGCATTCTGAACAATGCAAAAAACATCTATCACCCTATGACGGCAAGCAGGTTTGAACCGCTGATAGGTGACCCTGGAGACGGGGCAAGCCCACACTGTGCGATAGTAGACGAATATCACGAAGCACAGACACCACGGCTACATGACACCATGATAACCGGCATGGGCGCCAGGGAACAACCACTTTTGATAGTCACGACCACCGCCGGTATTGATCTTGCTGGCCCTTGTTACGACAAACGGTCTCAGGTGTGCCGGGTACTGGATGGGACGGTAAAAAATGAAGAAACGTTCGGGATAATTTATAGCATTGATAAAGATGATGAATGGACGGATTTTTCCAACTGGAAGAAAGCCAATCCTAATTATGGTGTTTCCGTTTTTGGCAAATATTTAAAAGCTCGACTGCTGGAGGCCACCCAAAGGGCAAGCCGTCAAAATATTATCCGTTGTAAACATTTAAACCAGTGGCAAAATGCAGACGTTGCTTTTTTTAATATCCTGGAGTGGGAAAAATGCACAGACAGAGATTTATTATTATCAGATTTTGAGGGAGAACCTTGTTGGGTTGGTCTTGATCTTGCGAGCAAGATTGATATTGCAGCTCTGATTATTCTGTTCAGGCGCGGAGATAATTTTTATACATTTGGAAAATATTATTTACCTGCTGAGACCGTAAACAAACCGGAAAATTTCCATTATCAGGGGTGGGAATATGAGGATTTGTTGACGGTGACCGAGGGTTCAATCATTGATTTTGACATTATTATTGAGGATATAAAAGAGTTAGCATCCCGTTTTGAGATCCAAGAAATTGCTTATGACCCTTTTCAGGCAACGCAAATGTCAACCCAACTGACAGCGGACGGGTTCCCCATGGTTGAGGTCAGGCCAACGGTTTTGAATTTTTCAGAGCCGATGAAAGAGCTTGAGGGGATGGTTGTTAGTAATGCGCTCCACCATAATGGTGATCCGGTTTTAGCCTGGATGGCATCAAATGTTGTTGCTCATTACGATAAAAAGGACAACATTTATCCAAATAAATCACGGGTACAGAATAAAATTGACGGAATTATAGCTCTGATAATGGCTGTTGCGCGTGCAACCCTCGGAGATGTTGAAGCTCCAAGCGCGTATGAAAACAGGGGTGTTTTAACATTTTAGTAAAATAAAAATAAATTAATTGACATTTATGTAATAAATGTGCTTATTACAGATATGTTTAAACATATTCGTAATATTTTTAAAAAGCGCTCAGGTGTTGCGAATCCTGAACCGTGGCTGGTTGACCTGTTCGGCGGCGGTGTAGAGACCAATGCGGGGCGCGATGTTGACGAAGACACCTCTTTACAATTATCTACAGTATACGCATGTGTAACGCTTATAGCTGAATCTATAGCGTCCCTACCACTCGGAGTATTCAGGAAAACCGCCGATAATGGCCGTGATTCTGTAAGTTCCACGCTCAATGATCTTGTAAAAACTTCTCCCAATCCTGAAATGACCTCGTTTGATTGGCGGCTTGCTGCTGTTGGTCATTTGCTCCTTTACGGTAACAGTTATTCCCTGATTGAGCGTAACCGGCTTGATCAGCCAACCGCTATATGGCCGATTGTGCCGGAGCGGGTCTCTGTTGTCAGGACGGACGCAGGGAAACTTGTCTATAAAATTACAGCACCAAACGGTGTAGAAAAAGCCTATAATCAATCAGATATCCTGCATGTGAAAGGGTTTGGTCAAAATGGGCTTGTGGGTCAGTCTGTTATTAGTTTTTCGCGTGAATCAATTGGACTTTCTCTTGCGGCTGAGGAATACGGTTCTCGTTTTTTTGGATCAGGCGCCAACCCCGGGTTGATTATTGAGCATCCCGGCAAGATGGACAGCAACGCGGCAAAGAATTTCCGGGACTCTGTTACAAGTGCGTATGCCGGGTTGGGCAAATCGCATAAAACGCTACTTATTGAAGACGGCATGAAGGCCAGTAGCTTATCTATCCCACCGTCCGACAGCCAATTTATTGAGCTTCGCGAATTTCAGAGGGAAGAAATTTGCTCATTATTTAAAGTCCCACCGCATATGGTTTCTCTTGTTACTAAATCCACTTCTTGGGGGTCAGGCATTGAGCAGCAACAGATAAATTTTGTTGTGAATACCCTGCGCCCTTGGTTGGTCAGGTGGGAGCAGTCACTTGCTTTTGCGTTGCTCACAGAGAGCCAACGTAAATCCGGTTACTTTTTTGATTTTCTCGTTGCTGCTCTGCTCAGGGGGGATATTAAAACCCGCTATGAGTCGTACCGGATAGGACGGCAATGGGGTTGGCTATCTGTAAATGACGTTCGACGGCTTGAGACGATGAACCCGGTGGATAACGGGAATGATTATCTAATGCCCATGAATATGGTACCGCTTGGTACTGAGCCTGAGGCAATGGGGTTACAGGACAAGCAGGCCGAGCCAGATAAAGAGAAAAAAGAACCAAAAAAAGAGGAAAAGTCATCCTGCGAATGTGATCACGAACAACGGGAATATACACCGTATGATTTTTCTACCCGCGAATTGTCGGAGGAAGAGAAGCCGGTAGCCGGGATGATATCAGCAGCAGGCAATAATAGTAAACCAATTAATACCGCGTTTACCGATGTTGTCAAAATGGAGACCGACGGGTTAAGGGCTATCATAAAAAAGAGACCTACACCGGCACAGCTGCATAGAGAATCAACAAAATTCTATGAATCGCTGCCACCAAAAATAAAGAGCAAATTACAGTCTGCAATTTTTCGTTATCAGGATGACGTGTCGGCAGAGGCACAAAAAATGATAGGCAAGGGCGGCGCCGGGAAAGATTTACGCAGGGAACTATCAAAATTCAAGGCTCAGTATATTGGCTCCCTGTCAGAGCGCTACACAGGCGACGGATTAAAGCAGGTGCGCACCTTGATAGCCAACACCTCCGCAAATTCGCTTATTGGCGAAATGGACAACAGGCTTGATGCCTGGGACCTAACCAGGTCGGCAAGATACGCGGATGAAGAGTTGATAAGAGCCGGAAATTCAATAGCGCGCGAAACATGGGCAAGGAGCGGTGTAATTAAGCTCAGATGGGTAACCAGAGGTTCAAAAACTTGCCCTTATTGCAGGCAATTAAGCGGTAAAATTGTAGGGATTGAGAAGCCGTTTTTAAAAGATGGTGAAACTCTCTATGCCAGTGACGGAAAGAATTTTATGGCAATGAGTGGTAAAAAGAGTCACCCACCAATCCATAAAGGCTGCGTCTGCATGATCCAGCCAGAAAAAGGATAAAATTATGAAGAAAGATAAAAGAGAATCACGGCTTTTCGAAATCAGGGCAGCAGGAGAAGAGGGTAGCCGCAAATTAGTAGGGTATGCGGCGGTTTTTGATTCACTTTCTGAAAACCTTGGTGGGTTCCGTGAAAAAATCCAGCCAGGCGCGTTCGCTGAGGCGATTAAAACCAGCGATGCACGGGCTTTATATAACCATGATACCAACCAGCTACCACTGGGCAGGACACCGGACACCCTCCGCATGATTGAGGATGAAACCGGTTTACTGGTTGAGATTGATTTACCGGAAACACAATTCGCGCGCGATTTATTGACATCAATAGAGCGTGGCGATATTTCACAAATGTCGTTCGGCTTTTCTGTTGGCCGGGACGGGTCGCAATGGGAAGAGGAGACAGACGAAAGAGGAGACAAATTAGCAGTGAGAACGCTTACTGCAATCCGTCAAATTTTTGATGTATCGCCTGTTGTTTTCCCGGCTTATCCTGACACAGAAGTTGCCACTCGCAGTTTGGAAAATCTAAAAAAGGAGAGCGCTCCTGATTATGATTTACGCAAGCGCGAGCTTGACATTAAACAAAAAACTTTAAGAGGTTAATTTTATGAGTGAACAATTAAAGAAAAACCGGGAAGCACGCGGAAAGCTGATTGCTGATATGCGTGGAATCCTGAGCAAAGCAGAGCAGGAAGAACGCTCTGTAACCGCTGATGAAGATAAAGAGTATCAGCGGATGGAAACAGATTATGACAAGCTGGAAAAGGATGGTGAACGCCTTGAGCGCGCGATTGAACGCGAAGCAGCAGCCAACGAGTCCAACGGCAACGAACACCGGGAAGAGCCGAACTCTGAAAATCACAACACGCCTGAAGCTGATGAGGAAAAACGGTCTGGTATCTTTGACCAATTCCTTCGTAACGGGGCCGCGTCTCTCTCCATGGAACAGCGGGAAATGATAGCCGGGTCAGATGTTGATGGCGGTTATTTGGTCGTTCCACAGAAGATGGTTTCCGGTCTGCTGAAAGAAATTGACTTGCAGGTACATATCCGGGGCATGGCGACCAAGCACAGTTTGAAAAAGGCCGCTTCCCTTGGTGTTGTCACTCTTGACAATGACATTGATGACTGGGACTGGACAACTGAGCTGGCAACAGGTGAAGAGGACGACGGTCTGCAATTTGGCAAGCGCGAAATGCGCCCGCATCCCATCGCAAAGAGAGTAAAAATCTCTAATACCCTGATACGCCTTTCTTCTGTAGGTGTTCAGCAGCTTGTAACAGGTCGTATGGCATACAAGCTGGGAACGACCATGGAAAATGCCTATATGTTGGGTGACGGTAGCCAGAAACCGCTTGGTTTGTTTGTAAATTCTGATAACGGGATCCCGGCGGCGCGTGACGTGGCCACCAATATGACTACTACCGCCATTACAGGCGACGGTCTTATTGACGTACAGGGTTCTATTCGTGACGGCTATCAGGGTAAATGTAAATGGTTGTTTCATCGCGATGCTATTACCCAGATCCGCAAGCTCAAGTCCTCTGATAATCAATATCTGTGGCAGCCAGGCTTGGCAGAGGGTACCAAAAATAAAATCCTTGGTAAAACTTACACAGTTTCTGAGTTCTGCCCGAATACATTCACCACCGGTCAATACGTAGGAATGTATGGTGATTTCTCGTACTACTGGATTCTGGATAGTCTTATGATGCAGATGCAGGTTTTAAAAGAGCTGTACGCTGAAACTAATCAAATCGGCTATATTGGCCGGTACGAAGGTGACGGGCAGCCGGTACTTGCTGAGGCTTTCAGCCGTATCAAATTGGCATAATTTTTTAATCAGGCACGGGGGCTGTAAAACGCCTCCGCTGCCGACCACATAAAGAGGTAAAAAATGAGTAAAAATCTTTATTTAGACGCTAAAGTTGTACGGGTTATGACCTCGCAGGCCGCTGGGACAACCGCTCTTGCTTCCGATTCTGTTGATATGCAGGATTTTGACGCTGTTCAGTTTATTCCCATGTTTGGCGCGATTACCGCCGGGGCTGCTACCAGTGTGCATGTTGCGCAGTCAAGCGACGATTCAACTTTTGTTGACCTGGAAGGCACCAGTATTACCATTGCAGACGATGACGACGGCAAGGCCGCTGTCATTGATATTGAGCGACCGACCGACAGGTATGTACGTTGTGAGATTGCACGCGCCACGGAAAATGCAGTAGTTGACGGTGTTATTGCCCTGGTTTACAAGTGCCGCCGACAGCCGGTGGACACCGACGCAAGCGTTGTTGACATTGAGTTCCACGCCTCTCCCGATGAAGGGACAGCATGAAGCGGGTAAAACTGCTTAAACCTTATTGTGGTACTGCCGGGAATTTCCCGGCAGGCCGTGAGGCGAATTTGCCCGATGGAGAGGCTGAGGCTTTTGTTAGAGCAGGGCTTGCAACAGCTATCAAACCACCGCAAACCGTATCCGTAAAACGGAAAAAAAAGGTCGTTAAAAAATGAAAACGTCCGTAATAGTCCAGCCAGCCGCGTTGCCGGTATCATTGGCAGATTTGCGAGCGCATCTGTGGAATATCTACGATAACCACGATGATGATGTGCTCATGACCGATCTGCTGACAACGGCAACGGGCAGGGCTGAGACGATAACAGGACGTAAATTAATTACCCAAACATGCCGGGCATTGACGACAGAAACCGGCATGATTCAATTGCCTTTCGGTGAGTTTCAATCTCTTGTAACTGTAGAGTGGTTTGATGGTACGGATTGGGCGGAAATCAGCACGGATGATATTTTAGTAAACGACACAAAAACGCTTGCAGAAATAACCGTTACCTGGACAGGATATGACATAACAGACCTTGAAAAAGTGCGTTATGATTGGATATGTGGTTTTGGTGATCCTGTGGAAGTCCCGGCGGAAATTACCATGGCAATAAAGCAGATTGCGGCGCATTGGTACCGCAACAGGGCTGCAACTACAACAGATGAAGACGACGGGGCTGTTCGTGTTGTGCCGTTTTCTTTTTCCGCTCTTCTTAATTCTCACAGGTTGAACCTGATTATTTAAAATGGGCTTGAAAATAGTTGGCGATTTAAAGAAAAGTATCAATACTTTGATAAGTAAAGCCAAGGATTTAAGCCCTGTAATGCGCAAAATAGAGCGCGATATTATGGCGCGCCAACGAATACAGGCGTGGAACCGATCCGGGTTGAATTCCAACACCGGGAAGTTAAAAAAGAGTATAAAAACGTGGAGTGGAAAAACGTCCGCCGGGGTATCCGTCAAGACAAGCGGCCCTGATGATTGGCAGCAGATAGCAAAAGCAGGCCAGCACATGGCAGGCCGCAAGAAGGGCAAGCAGCGCCGGAGAAGAAGAAAATTAAGAGTAAAAAGTTATACGCGAAACGGTAAAAAAGTCAGGTCTTATATGAGAAAATCTCTATCCCCATGGGGTGATATTAAGGCCAGGCCATTTATGCCGACAGCATTAACAGCAGGGCAAAAAAACAAAATAAAAAAATTAACGAGAGAATATCTTGCTAAATCTTGATCAGCAGGCACAGGCAATAGTTGACCACCTCAAAACTTACAGTTGTTGGAGCCAGGTTACATTTTTAGAGCGTGACGAAAAAGAGGCGACAATCACGCCGGTAAAAATGCCATGTTTGCATGTTATCCTTGAGGATGCTGTTTTTGATCCACAGGGCAATCGTAGCAGTAATTTAAACAAAAACTGGTTGATTATTGTCAGGGCAAAAGCACAGCCAGGAAGGACGGGTTTGCTTGCACTGGTTGACAACGTATTAGACGCGCTGGAAGGGTTCAGGGAGCTGGACGGGTTCAAGCCGCTGGAACCGTTAAAAGTTGAATATTTAAAACAATATGGTGAGGCGACAGCCTACGCTATAACATTTGGCAGCTCACAACGGGTAGCCATTAACAAACAATGTGAGGTTTAAGTAATGGCAAAATTAAGGCAATGGTCGGGCTGTATATTTTTTAGACACGTAGACGAAGATGGTGCGGTAACCGGGGACGGTGGGTACACAGAATTTGGTGAAGTTGAGCCGATGACCCTTTCTTTTCCGCAGGAGATCATCCAGAAATTAGGCCGGACTTGTGTAACTAATGGCCTTGTAGTTGGGACACGGGCAAAAGCAGGCGATGCAGGCGGCACGCTTAAAACGGTTGACTATCAGCCCGACAACGTAGCGTTTGCTTTACGTGCTACCAAATCAGTTAGGGCTATATCTGGTTCTTCCCTGACTGCTGAGGCGTTGACCATGACCGCACTCGGTGTTTGGTATGATGTTGGTACCACAAAGTTAAGCGCGATTTCTATGCAGGACGTGACCGACACTACGACTTATGTACTCGGAACTGATTACATGGTAAACGCTGAATTGGGGCTGTTCAAAGCCATTGACGGCGGCGCAATAACTGCCCTGGACGTGGTTCACATTACAGCTACAGGTGCGGCGGATACATCCAATGCTTATGCACTTGGTGCGGGTGATTCTGCATTGCTGGAAATTATCGGCACGCTTGAAGACGCCTTTTCCGGTGAAAAAGCAGACGTCCATCTTCGCATGGTGCGCATGGTCGCGGACGGTGATTATGTGGTAGTCTCAGAAGAGGACACAGAGCAGGAAGAATTGAGTTTTTTGCTTACTCCTGTTGTACCGACCGGCCAGACCGATTATGGCACGGTTGGTGGGGTTGCGTTGTCGTAATGGTCAGGGCTGAGACTTACACCGATATTGGTGGGACAGTTGCAACTGTCAAGGAGATGACCGCCGGGGATGTTGTCCAGCTTATGCGTTTGGATGCACGGTTACAGGGTTTGCAAATGGCTGACCTTGTAACCGGCAAACATCCAGAGCTTGACAGCATCATTAAAAGTTGCCTTGTGCTTCCTGATGGGCTGAGTCTTGAGGATGTACCGGCAAGTAAATTCCTTGATTTGATAGCTGCTTTCAAGGACTTGGGTGGTAACTCTGATTTTTTTCAAATGGCCGGGCTGGTAAACGTCCTGCTCGGCTTGCACGACGCGGTAAAAAATCAGCAGAGCGAAGCATTAACAACATAACAAACGGTATTGTTTATCTGTTGCAGGCTGGACACCGTGACCCGGCAGGGTATGGCTGGAGCTTTTTTTTAATCTGTTTGAAGGCGTTGAATAATGGCTAAAGAAGATCTACAATTTGTTATATCTGTTGACTCTGATGGAGTTGCCAAAGGTGTCAAAAGATCAAAAACAGCTTTTGATGATCTAGAGAAGTCTGCAAAAAAGGCAGCAAAAACACTGACAAAAGGGCAAAGAGATGCACAAGTAGAACTTGAAAAATCAAGAAGAGCTTACGAAAAACTAAAAAAGTCCGGGACAGCGTCTTCTGATGCTTTAATGAAAGCAAAAATGCGTGTAGTTCGCGCTAGTAAATTACTGAATAAAGAACTGAAAGGGACTACAAAAGAATTACGGAAAACCGGAGCGGCTGCAAGATCAGCAGGTAGTGGTTTTTCTGCAATGGCTGCTCCCTTGTCGGCGGTAGTTGCCGGCATGGCGGCGCTTGTTGCATCCATGGACGCGCTAAAGGCGTTTGCTGGCTTTGACGATACCATGCGACAGGTGGGAGCGGTAACAAATGCGACCGCTCAAGAAATGGCAGATTTAACTGCCATAGCCAAGGAGATGGGTGAAAAAACGCGCTTTTCAGCAGTTGAAGCATCAGAAGGGCTCAAGTTCATGGGTATGGCTGGTTTTACCGCTCAACAGCAGATTACAGCCCTACCCGGCGTGTTAAACCTTGCGGCGGCAGGTGCGATGGACTTGGGGGAAGCTGCCGACATTGCTACAAATATCTTGACTGGTTATGGAAAGGAAGTTTCCGACCTTGCAGAAGTAAACGACATTCTGTCAAAAACTTTTACCTCTTCAAACACCTCCCTCCAGGAATTAGGCTACGCTTTTACCTATGTAGGCCCTGTTGCCAAGTCGGCAGGCTATGCGATGACCGAAACAGCGGCGGCCTTGGCTGTTTTTGCTAATGCAGGTTACAAAGGGGAGATGGGCGGTACTGCTCTCAGGGGCGCTATTGTTCGGTTACTTGATCCGGTACCCAAGGCGGCCTCAGCCATTGCAGAGCTTGGCTTGCAGGTAAAGGATAGCAGCGGCAAAATGCGGCCAATGACCGAAATTATGAAAGACCTCGGGACGGCTGGAGCCGATACCGAACAAATCATAAAAATCTTTGGTATGCGGGCGGGGCCTGCTATGGCATCAGCTATCGGGCAGGGTACCGAGGCCATTGACGGCATGGTTGCAAAAATTGAGGATTACAAGGGCACCACAGACCGTATCGCCACAGAGATGGAAGCCGGGATAGGTGGACTGCTCAGGGCGTTGAAATCTGCTTTTGAATCCGTCAAACTTGCGGCGGGAGAATCTATATCCAAAGAATTAGGTGATAATGTTCAGGAACTTACAACCTATCTCCGTGAGAATGGCGATGAAGTGGCGGACTTTGCCAAAGATTTTGCAAAGTTAATCGGATTAATGATTGACGGTGGGGTTGTTGTTGCCGATTTTATTACCAGTAACAAAGATTTAATAATTGCAATTGCTGCGGTAACAGCAGGAACCAAAGCATACGGAATAGCGCTTGGAACAACAATCAAGCTCCAGAAATTAGGGATATTATCAACAGCATCTTTAAGCAAGCACATGGGCAAAGCTGGGCTTGCCGGATCTTTGATTTTTACCACTATGCAGTTGATAAATCTTACCAAAGAAATAAATGGCTGGAGAGAGGCAACAAATCAGGCAAAAGGCGCGACAGAACGAGCAGAGGAAGCAGAAAAAGCATTAAACAGAACATGGGCAGAAAGGTCAAGAATTGCAGGCGTGACAATCACAGATGTAAAAAGCATGAACCAGGCCATAGCCGACGGTTTGATACATAAAAACAAAGAGACAGGCGCATGGGTAAAAGGAGCAGCGGCGCAAACATCAGCAGTCAAAGCCCTGTCAGACGCAAAAAAACAGGCACTACAGGAAGATTCAAACTATTTTAGCACATCAATAGCAGACAGTTACAAAGCCATACCAGCGGCCACCGGCAAGGCGTTAGCAGAGTCACAAACACTATGGGATAGCTACACAAAAGAGATCCTTTCGCTCCAAGATAAAATAATCAATAAAGAGCGTTCCCTTGCTGAACAGTTGCGGGATATCGGGCGCGAGGGCATGTCCAATATCGGCGCGTGGCGCGACCGTCGGGCAGAGGCCAACGAGTACGCAGCAGCGGCAAAGAAAGCAGCAAAAGCAGGAGATGAAGAGGAAGCCATTAGATTATCACAAGCCGCTCAAGAAGCGTATGGCGACCTGATAACAGAGATTAAAGATGGCGAAAAAACCTTAGTTTCCAAGGCCAGCAGCAGCGAATATGCCGCGAAGAAAATTGAAGAGCAGGGCAAACTTGAGATTGCTATGCTCAAGGCGATAAAAGCAGAAAAAGAAGCAATTGCAGATCTTGAAAACGAAAAAGCCGGGTTTATTCTTGGCGACCAATACACAGAAGCCGGTGAAAAAGCTAAAGAATTAAACGACCAGGCCAAAGAATTTAACGCCTTGATAGCAGAGTCAGGCACGGAGTGGGGCAAAGTCTGGGAACTGATGGAGACATCAGCGGAGGCCGCTATTGACGCTACTGAGCAACGGCTTGTAAAACTTACAGCCGACAGGAGCGTTACAGTCTACGTTAATGAGGTTGTACAGCGGGCAGACGGCGGACTTGCTCAAGGATTTGCAACCGGCGGTTCTCCAGCTTTCAGGCGTGCCAGTGGTGCAGTAAATTGGGGCGCTTATGGTGTTGATAAAGTCCCGGCAATGCTTACCCGCAATGAGTACGTTTTAAAAGAGTCTTCTGTCAGAGCAGGCGGGGTTGATCTTGCCAGCGCGCATAACCGTGGAGATTGGGCAGGCATGGCCAGCATATTATCAACACGGCTCAACATACCATCCATGGACGGCATAGGACAGCAGACTGGCCAGACCATAACGAGACGGCTCGTTATTGATGATAAGCAAACCGGACAACAAATGGCGGTACATGGAAGCCGGGTCGATTTGGACGGGTTGGAAAAATTAATGGCCAGGCGGCATAAATACAGGAGTGCAAGTTGACTATCTCACTCGGTGGCGTTGATCTTGACGATGATTTACAACTGGACGGTGATCTTGCACCCGCCGGGATAGTGTCAGGCATTAAGCAGACATTTGGCAGGGTGGTGGTGGTGACTACTCCTAAAACATCAGGTAATGAACTAATTTTATCTGCTTCTGGATCAGGAGAGAAATTTTATGGCGCCTTTACCCGTTCACAGGTGCGGCTATTGGCAGATTTACGAGACGCGGGGGCGGGGGTAGCGTTGGTACATCCCAAATACTCCGGCTCTGTTTTTATGCCTGCTGACTGCTTGGATGGATTAACGCCTTACGATGGAGAGCAGGGGGTAGTTGATCCGCCGGAGACAGAAGAGCTTATAGGTTCTATCCGTTTAATTAAATTATAAAATACAGGTTAAATTATGACAATAGTTAGCGCTGAATTATACGCTCAAAAATCAAAAGTTGTTGCCAACGATGCCACAAACGGCGGACGAATGTCGGAAAACCGGATCGTAACCAATGTTGACGAAAACGTATTCCCGGTGATCTTCAGCCAGCAGTTGCTTGACGGGATCGACTACGACCGCAAACTTTTTTGGTGGGTTCGGAACGATGACGATCTGTCGTTGCAATACGCATTCCAGCGCCTGTATGATATCCTGTCAACCGAGGCTTATGCCTATTTTTGGTTAGGTACTGCACGGGATACCATGGCGGATTATGCAACCAATACCGAGACAAAGTATGGTGTTGGGCGGCTGAAAACAGACATTGCAGCAAGTGCTACGGTGTTGACCGTAACGGTACCCCATGCGGATCTGGCAAGTGGTACTCATGCTATTTATGCAGCCGGAACCCTTGTGGCAATCACTGACAAAGAAACATATCTTTCCGGCACAGGCAATGTGGAATTGAGAGAGATAGACTCAATCGACTCTGTATCAGGCATGGACGTTACAATGACTCTGACAGTCGCACTTGCCAACGCATACACCGAGGCGGCGCCGACTAAAATACAATCATACCCGGCAAAAGCGACCATCGGAACCAGCGTTGATAACGTGGTTAAAACCGGAATCGGCACCACCACATTTGACGAAAACGCGGTTACCCTGGATAATATTGGCACAAGGGAGCAGACAATCACGTTTGAAATGTTGGACGCTACCAATTTTACCGCAACATCTGATGATCCTGATATCACACTGGCAGCCGGTGTAATCAGCTCTGATTATGCGCCAAATCATCCAACTGAAGCAAAACCATATTTTACAATTCCAGCCGGAACAATAGCCGGTTCGCCTGTTGTCGGTGATACATTCAGTTTCCAAACCCATGCCGCAACCGTAGCTATTTGGGAGCATTTGGAAGTACCGGCGGCCACATCTGCCGGGTTGACCTCATTAACAATGGTCAACAGTGGTGAGTCTGCATAATGCCAACTCTGGCCGCGAAATATAGCAGGCCGGAACTTGACGGCACAGAGGAACCATGTGTTGCTCTGTCTCAATCAACATCAAGTCCATGCAGTACTGATGCCGATTTGCTGGCCGCTCTGATTGCATTGATTACCGGCCAGCCGTTGCCGGAATTCGCAGAGGGCGGCGGAACCTATACCACAAAGATCAAAGCTCAATCCACAGTAAGCAGTTATCAACTCCACGTCACCCATGGCACGCTGGGAGACAGACAAACATTTACCGAGAATAAAACAGAGCTGGTGTCCGTTACCGGCGCCGACTGGACAGTAGAGGGTGTTGATATGTCTGGCCGGTTTGAACTTGAATTTGACAATCTGGTTCTGGCCTCTTTTGTTGGTGATGTTTTCGACGCCGACGGTAACCCGATCCCGCCACCACATGTTTCAATCTCTGGAAATTTCCTTGTCTTTGATCCCGCCTGCATCGGCACCTTGAGTGTGACCTACCAGGCCACATGGGATGAGTACACCCTTGATATTGACGGGCGGGAGGATGAGCCGGAAAACAACTATCAATCCACAGTTTATGCAGAATCAGAATGCGGTAATATTGACTCCACGCCGGTGGCAATCCCTGATTGTGTCCAAGCCGGTTGGAACAGCCAATATCCATGGGACAACCCGTTTGACGACGACTCAGCAGAGGTTGACCCCGTACCGGATGCAGATCCAGTGGACGCTAACTTGTCATGGGAATATTGCAGCCCTCATAAATTAATTAGCGCATCCCCTGCAGGGTTGGTTGATGCAGACAGCAACTATCCAGGATGACAACTCTACAGGCAAAATACAGCAGTGATGCAGTGGCAGGCGATACCCAGTGGGTCAACCTTGAGCAAGACGGCATCCCGCCGGGACACGAACAGGCGACCATGGCCGACCTGTCAGAAATGCTTGCCGCAACCATGTATGGTCAATCTGCTTTCACCGCTTTTTCCACCTGCCCTGTTATCCGTTCAGCAGCAGCCGGTGGCGGGGCGGTGGCCTCTTATGACGCTACTGTATTAGTTCACACCTCTAAAAATCTGGATTACTCATTTGATGCAGGTGGCAGGGCTACCCGTGTACAGCGTGGGGTGATTATCGACAAATCTGAGTCCATAGATATTGACTATCGCAAAACCATAGAACTTGGCTGGCAACCTGCAACAATCAGCACGTTTTTTGAATCTCAAGTTTACAGCCAATCAGCAGGCCATGCCACTCCACCGGATATTGAGCAGGACAATGGTTTTTTGTATTTATCCGATGCAGTGTGGGGCATACTGAGAGCAAACGGAACAGCCCTTGTTGATGCCTGGACGGTAACAATCACCCATGAATTAGGCACAAAATGGAGCGATACCGTAACCGTAACCGTCAAATGGAACGACGGCAAAGACGAGAAAACGCTTGATTTAAAATTGCCTGTTTGTGTTGAAGATGCTTTTAACGAGTGTGCCGGGATTGGTGACCTTCCCGGTGGTGGCGGCGGTGGATATTGGGAAAATATCAATCTAAACAGCACGCCGGTAACCGTCTATTATAATGATTGCTCAGGCGATATTTTGAGGGTTGACACATAAAACGAATAGACTTGAGACACAGTTGTTGACAAAGTAAAAAAAATGTAATAGTATTTAGGTATAAGAGCTTTCTGGCAAGAGCATTTTTTACGGTAGGCGTAAATCAGTTACCCACCTCACACCGTGAGAGGCTTGCCAGCTTGGGGTAACTGATTTACGCCTTTTTTTTGGAGTTTATTATGGGAAATTATGAACAATTTATCAAATCAAAAGTTGTTAAATTAGTAGATGCAGGGTTTCAAACGGTAATTCCATTTAACAATAATCTGTTTGATTTCCAGGTTGATATTGTTGATTGGTGTTTACAGCGTGGCAGGTCGGCTATATTTGCAGATTGCGGATTAGGCAAAACATTAATGCAACTGGAATGGGCAAATCACGTCCATCAATATACAGGTAAACCTGTATTAATATTGGCGCCGTTGGCTGTTGCATCGCAGACACAACAGGAAGGCGTAAAGTTTGGAATTGATGTTAAAGTTTGCGAGTCATCTGATGATGTTGTAAATGGTATCAATATTACAAATTATCAAAAGTTAGCAAAATTTAACACTACTGATTTTTCAGGGATAGTTCTTGATGAATCAAGCATTATCAAGTCATTTATGGGCAAGATTAAACAGCAAATTGAAGCCTGTTTTTTGCATACTCCGTACAAGTTGTTTTGCACTGCAACACCGGCACCAAATGACCACATGGAATTAGGCAACCACGCGCAACTGTTGGGAGTAATGCCAAGCAACGAAATGTTAGCAAGATGGTTTATAAATGACACTTCCTGTTTTGGAAATTACCGGGTAAAAAAACATGCGGTTGCTGATTTTTGGCAATGGGTATCTTCATGGGCATGTTGTATTTCTAATCCTGCCGACCTTGGATACAATCAACAATCTTTTGAATTGCCTGAGTTGATAGAGCATAACGTCATAATTGAAACTGACCTGCAAAACCATGAAAAGGGATTGCTTTTTGACGTTGAGTCTTTATCCGCTACCAATTTGCACAAACAGCTACGCAAAACAGCTACAATCAGGGCTGAAAAAACAGCAGATTTAATTGGGTGGAGTGATGAGCCGTGGTTGATTTGGTGCAATACAAACTATGAGGCCGACGCTTTAAAAAAAGCGATTCCGGGGGCTGTTGAGGTTCGTGGATCAGATAAAAATGAAGTGAAGGAAAAGCGTTTACTTGGCTTTTCCAATGGCGATTTTAAAGTACTGATAACTAAATCAAAAATTGCAGGGTTCGGAATGAACTGGCAGCATTGCTGCAACGTAGTGTTTACAGGGCTTTCTTACTCATACGAGAGTTATTACCAAGCGTTGCGTAGGTGTTGGAGGTTCGGGCAGGAAAACACAGTAAATAGCTATATAGTTTTAGCTGATAAAGAAAAAGGGATACTGCAAAACGTCAACAGGAAAAAAGAAGGTCATATTGAGATGGGTAATAATATGTTGACCTTAACCACATTCGCAAACACAGAAAGGAGAACGTTGAAAATGGGATACAATCATATAACAGAGTCGGGTAAGAACTTTACCATTCACAATGGCGATTCCTGCGATATTATCAAGACCGTTGATGATAATTCAATTGATTTTTCCATTTACAGCCCGCCTTTTTCCAGCCTGTACATTTACTCTGATTCAATTCGAGATATGGGAAACTGCAAAGATGATCAGGAATTTTTTGAACATTACTCATATTTGGTCAAAGAGTTATTTAAGAAAACACGTCCTGGCCGGTTGTCAGCAGTACATTGTAAAAACCTTGTCTATTATAAAGGGCAACGCGGCACGGCTGGATTGCGTGACTTTCGAGGCGAAATAATCAAAACCCATATTGATGCCGGTTGGGATTATCACTCAGAGATTACAATCTGGAAAGACCCTGTAACAGAAATGCAGCGAACAAAGGCGCATGGGCTGTTACACAGGCAAACTTGCAGAGACACCACATTCAGCCGTCAAGGCTTGCCTGATTATCTTGTGATTTTCCGCAAGTGGGCAAAAGATGAAGAGTCACAGGAGATGGTAAATCCTGTCAATGTTGATCAGGATCAAGTACGGTTTCAGCATTACCGGGGGGTAGACGGGCCGACTGATTGGCGTGATGCCAGAGACGCATCTATCCAGGTATGGCAACGATACGCAAGTCCTGTGTGGATGGATATTAACCAGACAGACGTTTTAAATAAAATTGAGGCAAGGGCAGGAAAAGATGAAAAACATATATGTCCTTTGCAGCTCGGTGTTATTTCCAGGGCTATCCATCTATGGACAAATGAGGGCGATACGGTTTTTACACCTTTCCTTGGTATTGGGTCAGAACTTTATGAATCGCTAAAATTGAATCGTAAGGGCATTGGAGTTGAGCTGAAACCTGAATATTTCAGGAAAGCATTAAAAAACTTACTATCAATTGAGAATGCACCCGTTCAACTTGGATTATTTGGAGACTGATATGAGTAAAAAACTAGTATACATTGCCAGCCCTTATACGGCTGGCAACCAGGAAGAAAATGTCTTGCGACAGATCAAAGCAGCAAACAAAATTATTGATTTAGGCCATATCCCAGTATGGCCGCTATCAAGCCATTATCTGCATTTAGATCAGCCACGACCGTATCAAGAGTGGCTTGACATTGACATTGAGTTGCTATCTCGGTGTGATGCTCTGGTAAGGTTACAGGGTAGGAGTCACGGGGCGGACATGGAATGTAAAGCAGCATCGGGCAATATACCTATTTTTTATAGCCTGAATGCCTTGGATAAGAATATAAATGATGTGTTGTAAGCACGTCCAAATAGCAGTATAAGGAATACATGACAACCTTAACTGCAAAATACCGGCAAAAAGTGGTTGTGTCGGGCGCGTGGTTGCGGCTGGAACCTGAACCAGAGGAACCGGCAAATATCACCAGGGCGGAACTTGCCCAGGCCATTGACTCAATTCACGGGGTAATTGACCATTGCAGCGATACCACCACAGCCGATCCGTACCAGCTACCCGTTGACGGCACCAAACCACAGGACGCACAGCAGGAATACTTGCAACAGCATATCGCAGAGCCTGCAAACTATGACAGCCTGGTTGATGCTTTCGGGCTTGGTGATACCTGCAACATGATAGCGGGCGCTGATATTGATGATGTGGTCTTTGTCCACTATTCCAGCCAATATGTTGCAGACAATTACAAACTTGTTTCTCCCACTGCCAAATTCTCACAAAAACAAATAATCAGCACTACCATTTTGTTGCGGCTCAATATGTCAAATATCCCGCAATGGGATACTGAGTATTTTATAGAGCCGACCTTTGACCCTGAAAATTTAATCTATGAATGGATAGGTAACGTAGTTATTGATGGAGTCCGACAGGTGGGGCCGCCGGTGGGGTTATCTGGTAGTATACTGCATTGGGGTGGTGGTCTGTTATCAGGTATTTTAGAAGTAGAGCTACCCATTATTTATCATAAGTGGGCGGTTACTATATCCAGTGTGTTGGGGCTGGATGGGTTCGATTATGCCTGTCAGATTACCGGTATTTGGGACGGTGCCCCGGTAACGCTTGAACTTGAGCTTGATTCCCCTGATGATGACAACGACCTCTGCAACGGTTACGGCACGGATCAGGATGACGACGTGGTTTTTCCAGGCGACGTAATTGTTGACCCTGACACCGGTGAAATTGAGCCGGTAGAACCAGAGCCGGAACCTGAACCAGAGCCGGAGGATTGCGCAGACGATTGCGACAACTGCAACGCTGAGGATTACGAGCGGTTGTGTTGCGTTGAGCCTGATGGTGCATTGTGGCCGCCTTGTGAGATGATAGAGTCAGAGTATGGCGGTGGCGCTCCGATTGCCCACGGGGTTGAATACTGGCTTGCCAAATATGCACCACGGGCCGTGAGTATTGTACCGGTTGCACCTGATGATGGTTGCGGAACCAGGATAGATACGTTTGTGGAGCCGTCCGCCGCTTGTTGCGATGAGGTAACACCGGTTGAATATGATTATGATAACTCTGCGGACGTTATTGCCCCCTCCTCATTTGAGGAAGTTTTATGGTTGTACGGCCAGGGTGAGTTTGTCGTATCTCTCAGCGGATCGGGTTTTTGGCTCAATAGTGGGCATACTGTCACAACTGCAACAACAGCCAACCGTAAAATTACAATTTACACCGACGCGGACGCTTGCGGAACCTGTAGTATAACGATAACCGGCGCTTGTGGCGAAACAACCGGCGGTATACGTTGCACTTTTGGGGTCTGGGTGCATCAGGCGACCACGGTTGATAAAATTTGTGGTAACGCTGACTCTCATACCGGTACAGTTCACGAGCTGATCCGTGGCGGGGTAAAAACAACGCAGATATGGCCATTATACGCAACCTCCTATACCAGCGCCGACGGTTCCACCTGCTACGTCACACCATGCGATTCGGCTGCGGTAGGTATAGTAGAGCCTGAGTGTGTGCGCGATAGAGCGCTGTGGCCAACAGAGTTTAAATGTCCAGGGTATGACTCGGCATATATTAACTACCTGGACTGTACAACGTCCACAACTAACGCATACTCAACCGCCTCCGGGCTGGTAGCTGTTTACAAATGGGAGTGCCCATAATGATAGATTTAGCTGTTTTTTCCGGTCGTGATTTAAAAAATGCAAAAACATTATTTTCACTTTTTGGCAATGATGTTAATGCGATTTTACAGGCGATAGAATTTGAGATAACCAGCCGAGCCCCAAAAGAACCAGCCCCTTGCCCTGCGCCTGATTGCAGTGGGTGCGGTGGTGGAACATTGCTGCCGCTGGCAACTATTGACGGAGTGCGGCGCATTGGTTGCGTTTGCGGATACAGCGAGGTGGTTGAATGAGCCTGTCAGGATGGGGGGCCCCGCTACTCGCTGTCACGTTACCGGCGCAATCGTCAACGCTCACTGATTTTCAGGTGGTTATCAACCTGACAATATTGTCAGGGATAACTAATTTTGACTGTTCGGCTATTTTTGATGAGGTCGGAGCCAATAGCCTCAAAATTGCAATTGAAATAGGTAACACCGGCAATCAGGCATATTGTGAGATTGAGCGGTGGGATAATGGCGAGGAAACAGCCCAGCTCCATGTAAAAATTCCGTCCTATATTTCAACCTCTGATACTGTTTTAAATATATATGCGGATAATGCCCACGCGGACAATACCACCTATGTGGGCGTAACCGGGTCAACAGCAGCTCAAACAGTGTGGCGGACGGTTGACAAGTGCATTTTGCACATGGCACAAGATCCAAGCGGCGGAACAGATTGCATCCTGGATTCCACATCTAATGCCAATCACGGCACCCCAAACGGGTCAATGACCGCCGGTGATCTGGTTGATGGCCGGGTGGGTAAAGCGTTAGATTTTGATGGATCAAATGATTATATCACTATCCCAGATAGCGCGTCTCTGGATATCACATCCGGCATCACACTACTTGCGCTGATAAATCCAGTTTCTGTCACCAATCACGGGATATTGGCAAAAAGTCCGCTATCATCAGACCAGGGCGTTTATCAGTTAACGGTCGCCACTGCTGGAGTTGGCTGGTATTTCAGGCTCAATGGCAGCACAACAGAGGGCGCAGGTCAGGAGAGTGGCGGAACTCCAGCCACCGGGTCGTGGCAGGCTGTTTTTGGGAGGTATGACGGTAGCGGGATTGATTTAACAGTTGACACTACGCAAATAGGCAGCTCAAGTTATTCTACAGCAATTACAGCGGATACCAGCCCGCTGCAAATTGGCGCTTATTATACGTCCAGCAATGTTTTTTCCGGAAAAATTGAGGAAATAAGGGTCATCGAAGGCGGTATGTCTGATGATTGGATGGCGGTAACGTTGCTATCTCTGTCGGACTCACTCGTTACCTACTCACTCCCGTCTGCCTCCACCGCTGTTGCTGCTGGTATAGTACAAAAAATATCGAGTTTAGTTGAAAATTCATTGCTGCAAAATATTATAGATGCCTCCGTTGTTGCACAACTGATTAACCAACCGGTACGCAATGCAGCAGAGGTCAACGGTAGCATTAATCAGCCGATAACAGCAGCGCTGCAAATACAGGCGGAATTAACAGCACTATGGACACAGTACCAAGGGGTTTACGCTGGGATTAATCAGCCGTTGATTTTATGCGGGGCAGTGGTCGATAATGGTGTAATTCAAATTATCGAAATGTTAGACCGGCACCAGGTGCAAGCTGATTTAATCCAACGGGTATCCGGCTATGGCTCCGGTGATGTTGCGGCGCTTGTCTTTGGTGTGATCGTTGACGGGGTGGCGCTGGAGTCAATAACCGGTTGTCAGTGGCAATATTCAGATGGGCAATACCCGCAAACGGCAACGGTTACAATTGCAGACCGCACAGAATACGATTCTATCCAAGTGCAGGGCACGGCATCCATTATCAGTTACGGGGTAGAGTATAAATATTTTGTTGAAAAAAAGAGCAGGTCCAAAGACGTTGGGGCTGAGTTGGGAAAAACTTTTATTATTGCCCTGATATCGCTTTCCGCTGGTTTAGATGATCCATACGCAGCACTGATTGATTATGATTTGACAACTCCGGAATCGGCTCAGGCTACAGTTGCCGATTTGCTTGCAGACCATGCGCCGGGTATTGATTGGCAGATTGACGACTACCCGTTACCAGATGGTTACACATGGGAGCAACAGACACCCATGGCTATTGTCAGAGATATTGTATCGACTGTCGGCGCAATAGTCCAGACCAACCCGGCAGGCGTGGTTATTGTTCAGGATTGGCTACCCGCTGGTTTTGATGCTGGAGCGGTTGACCATGCGTTGTCAGAGGACGGTGGTTTCAATGCCTACGCCGATGATGGGGAGCCGGTGGCCGGGTATAATTATGTTGAGGTCTCCGACCAGGCTGCAACGGACGGGGCGGACGGACTGAGCCACGAAACAGAGACGCTTGAAAACGGATCCATTGAAGTTACTGGCTACCAAGTTCCATGGGATGGTTTATTTGATCTAATTACCACAGGCGGGGCATGGGTTAAAATTGTTTACGAGGGTATTTTTGAGGAACAGCTTGAAGAGTACGTTCAGTTTATCGACGGCATAGGGCAGACCTCAAAATCAATTTATTCAACTCCTGTTGTCGATTGGCGGGAAACAGACCTCGGGGTTGTTGGCCATGACGAAAGCGGTCACCTGACAGCCGCAACCCTTGCGGAGTCCTTGGCTTGGATAACCTACACCACCCGTTATAAAAAATGGACTGTAACAGACCTGGCAAACGAGTCCGTTCAGTTGATCCAAACAGAGGCGTGAACCATGACAGAACCAGCAAAAAATCCCTTTGTTGTCTCGTTTGGCGATGAAGCGGCACAGGAGGCGGGCGCGACCGTTGAATTTGACGACGATTACACAGGCGATTTTTTGCCGGGGGATGAGTTTTATTTTTTGGTAAACTTGCCTGTTGGTGTGGTAGTTGATACTATCACCACGTCCAGCGGGACGGTAAACAAAATCGGCAAACAAACCAGGGAACGCACACAAGATCAGATACAATTCCTGCTTGATGAGCCGACCATGGAACTGAGCTATCACCCGACAGGTCAACCGGCGCCTTTTTGGTACGGTAACAGCCCTGCATTAACAACCGTTGGCAAATTAGTTACAGCAGACGGTAAACTTCCTGCCATTGGTGATTTGGCCTACTCAGTTGATTTTGTGCAATATCGTTTTGTGCCTGGAGCAATGCCGGAGACTGTCTTTAATGATGACGGTGATTTTTTTATTTTAATTGATGTGAGGGTTAAAACAGCATGATTACTGTACAGGTATACGATAGTCCATGCACTCTGGACGGTAGCGGTAACCCGTCCAACGCTTGCCGACAGGCGCCGGTTATTCAAAACGACAAAATCGCAAACCAGGGAACCGCAATCCGTAACGGCAGGGCATGGCTCGACAGGTACGGGCGGGCATGGCGAACCGGAACAGTAACCAGCCCGAAACCGGTAAATTATTTAACCGGTGAAATTATCCAGATTTCAATGGCTGATTTCGGACTGGTTCGCGGGGTGATTTCAGGTGTTGAAAATTCGCTTGTTTTTGGTGACGATTTGGAGCCGGGGGCTACTATTAGTTTTCGATTTATTGACAATTAAATATAATTAGTGTTGTATAAACTATACCCCATAAAAATAGATATCACGGCACGCAAGGATAGCAAATGAGAACATTCAAATTTAATGTTAATTTAATCAGAGAGGGCGGCGCAAATCTTGCCGTTACTTATGACCCTGATGATTTTCCCTTGGCAGGTAAAACCGTTGAATTGTCCATTGCAGACCGCAACGGGGTGGAGCTATTTGTCATTACCAGCGCTGAGGATGAGATTTCAATTGATATCATCACCGGAAAAATAACGGTAGATCTCAACGAGACCACAGAGGGTGATGGTGGTACAATTTACTCCACGCTAACGGCTGAACTATACGATTATAGTTTATCAGTGGGGTACACAGAGGGTGATTTTGATTACAGGACACAGGGCAAATGGTCAATAATCAAAAAACATGGGGCTTTTACATGCTCTGTCTGCAATGAGCGGGAGATTAGCCTATGTGATATGGAGGTTGTGGCGGAATTGTTGGGGCCGACAATAGAGGGCACGGAAATTACCATCTACCCGCAATTCTCCGACCAAATAGCCTACGCCATAGACGACCAAGTAAGCTATGGCGGCGATTCGTACACTTTTACGTCCAACCATCCTGCCGGGGTCTGGGACGCGGGGCACGTTGAGCTGTCCAATATCCCTGCCCACGTAGCAGAATCAGACCCGCACGAGCAATACGCGCTTGAATCCGCACTTGCCAGTAATATAGTAATCTATCCAACAACGACAGCAGCAGACGTGCCAACATATTACAGAGCGGTTACAGATATCGGTGATGCTGATTTTGATACCCCTGCTGTTGATGTTTCGACGGGGGCTATTACCGGCGATGATCAGTTAATAGCGGTAATTATCACAGACTCGGGTGTTATTGTTGGCAATCCTGGAGTCGTCAATTTAAATACTCTTGGCATGGTGCGGCGCACGTCAGGGACAGCGACCGCTACGTTTAAATACACTGTTTACAAGCGCAATGCAGCAGGATCGGAAACGCTGTTGGCGACATCAGCGGTCACAAAAGAGATAAGTTCCGCAAGTTACGAACAATTCTTGTCTTCTGCTTTGCTCAATGATGGGGTTTTTTTGGCAACGGATAGAATTGTTATTAAATGGTACGCAGATATAGCCGCCACGGGCAGCAATGCGACTTATGATATTCAGTTCGGTGGCACGACACCGGTTAGGACTACATTCCCGGCGCCTGTTGCTGTTATCCCGGTTGACCATGAAAACCTTGATAATATCGGAACCCTGTCACATGATGAGATTGAAACTGCTCTATCCGGGAAAGAGCCGACCATAACACCTGCCACAGTAGATGACTATTTTGCCGGGAATAAAACATGGCGGGATTTTGAAACGGATGTTATCGCCGCTGGGTATTGGACACTGCTTGGGAATGCTCTGTACAACACTATTTTAGCCGATGATATAGGGTTTGGGACTAATAATATTTTAAACCGGGTACAATTTGGTTATCCTGGGCCTGAAACAACTTTTGTTCCTACCATGACCAGCAACACATTACCATGGGGTGAGGCATCTGCCAGCTCATATTATGGTGCCGCTGTTGCGTTTAAAGCGTTTGACGGACTATCAACATACTGGGACTCAGGCGCAGGATTTCCGCAGGATCTCGGATATATAGACATCACAGCACGCATATTGACTAAATATGCACTCACATGCCCTGTCAGGCAGCCAACCGACTGGGAGGTTAGAGGACGTAATGGTACTGATCCATGGACGGTGCTCGACAGCAAATCAGCGCAGTCGATAGGATCTGCTCGTACTGAGTTTAACATAGCAGGTAACACGGCAGCTTACACAGAGCATCGGCTGTTTATATCTAATGGTAATTATAATGGCAGGATGACTATATCTGCGTTTGAAATGTTCGAAGCCACGTCGTACATAAACGGTATTGCAATGGATGATGACGGCAACGTAGCAATTGCCGAAAACGCCACCCCTGACGCTAATTCCAAACTCGATATTACCGGGATTAATAGCCTTTCCTCTGATTATGCTTTGCGTGCTTTTGATAGTCTCAGCAATAATCTGTTTAGCGTTAGGAATGATGGGCGGGTATTAATAGGCGATAAAGGCAGTTATATTGAACAATATGGGACTCAAGACAGAATACAGATAGGGTCAGATTACCTGGACATATTGGCGATTAATGGGGTGTCATGTGCCTCACCAATAAAAATAGGGGATGCAAGATTCGGCGGGACGGACTCCTCTTTAACTGGATATACAGATATACGTATCGGGGTAGATAGAGGTAAATCCTTTGATATAAATTTTATGCCTATCACTTATGACATAGCAACTGGCTATCTGGCATTGACAGGAAACGATGCTATGCCGACCGCCACCACTCACATAATTGGCGGTGATATAAATATAACAGCAGGATCAGGCGCGAGTAGTAGCGCTGGACTGGCAAATGGTGGGGTGATATCCCTCAATGGCGGCGCAGGATACGGCACAGGCACAGATGGTGATATCTTACTCCAGACCGTTCAATCCGGCAACGTAGGCATAGGCACAACAACGCCGACAGTAAAACTCGACGTTGACGGGGCTATCAGGTGCGGCGATGATCAAACCGCTGCAAGCGCTGATTTAGTTGGAGCGTTTAGGTACTACGCAGACGCAAACAACAGCTACGTGGACGTATGTGTCCAGACCGGCGCGGCAACCTACGCATGGCGAACACTCAACCACGAAAATTGGTAATAAATTATGACTCAAATTAGACAAACAGAGACCACAAAAACCGGCGATATTGACGGCGGGGATTATGCAGAGGTCAGGGCAGACGGCACCCACAGGCTGATAGGAGAAGCAACAGCCTGGAAAGACATGATAATGGACATCTCCGGCAGACGTTTAACCTCGACTGTTGGAAAAGTTGATTATGACAACGAAAATAATGCAATTATCTTCCAGTCTGGTGGGAGTATTTCCGCTGCTAATGACAGAGTGCAAGGAAACCAAGAAATAAATCATGAATTTTTGGTAGGTACTGATGTTCTTTTTAAGCCACATTTACACTGGTTTCAGGAGGTAACCTCGCATACTCCTGATGTGTTGGAAACTGTTGCTTATGAAATAACTCTTAGATGGCGCAATGCACGGAACGGTTATGGGATCAATCTTACAACTCCAGACTGGTCAACAATAACGCTGACGTCTAATTTAACAAATAATATTTTTGGTATCACTAATATTGGCGGGAAAGAATACATGTGCCAAATAACACGTTTCCCGGACATTATAACCACATGTAGCGTTAGTGATACTGTCCAGATTCAAATGGCACGTACTGACAGCCTCGGCGGCAACATGCTGGTATATTTCATGGATTTACATGGAAAAATTGACAGTTTCGGATCAGATGACGAAATAGCAAAAACTTGATAGAGGACAAATAAAATGGCTGAACAATTTATGCAGATGAATGTTATGGACTCGGCGGGTAGTGCTGCCAGCGTGTGGACAATATCAAACCACTCAACAAATAGTAAACGGCTATTAAACCCGGAAACCGGCAAGAAGGAGAAATTTTACCGGGCAAAGGGGAACCTGATTTTGCACGCATCCGAACAGCAGATGTTTGATGAAAAACCTCACGTCGGCAATGTTATATGGGACATGGCACTTGATAAAAAATTGAAAGGTGACGTTGACGACCAACTTGAAGCTGTTTACGAGGCAATGATGGAGTTTGTGCCTGATCCTGATAACCCGTTGATTAATATCAATACGTTTCAATTTGGTGTCCATACGATCACTTTTGATACTGCTGTATTAGTTGACGTGACGGCTGAATGAAAACAACCTTGCCCTGATCCGTGCTGTTATCCCTCCCGGTAACAGGCGGTGATGGGCATTTTTTAAACTACTGGGAGGTAGACAACATGGAAAAAACAGCGAACAGCCGGTACCTATGCCGCACATGTGGCGGGTTAATCGTCAATCCTGAGATTGGCAGTATCTGCCAAGATTGTCTTGATTTGGCACTAAAAGAAATGCTAAAACAACAACGTGTAAACAATATGGTCACGGCTGTCTTGATTATGGCTTTGTTTATGGGTATTTTCGGCGGTACATACTGGATCGCTACAGGGGGGCTGTTCGGATGAGATATTTATTATTGATTTTGATATTGTTGGCGCTATCCGGCTGTGCAGATAAAGACGCATACACCGATTATTTAACCGTCCACCAAACGTCAACAAAAGAATATTTTGAAGCGGTTAAAGCCGCCCCACTTGTTGACATTATCCTTCCGTCTCCTATTCCAGGGCAACCGTATAAAATTGTAGTTAATCAGGAAGTGAAGAGCATGAATCCTGATCAGATAAAAGATTCTGAATGGACAGGCGTGGCAGGTGCAGCGGTTGGCATTATGGGCGGGGTTGCCGGTCAATATGTTTCGCAATACTATGATTATAAAAAAACCGGTCAGTACATGTCGGCAATGGGTAAGGGCATGACCGTAAATACCGGTGGTGGTAATTTTTCCGGAACCGATATGATGAAATCCACGGACATGGCAACCACGATTGGTGGGGATGGGATGATTACTGTTGATCAGAGCAAAACTGAGATGCCACCAGAAGAGGACCCAGACGAAAATATAGTTGATAATGATGAATGATACTGTAAAAATAGCACTATACCAAGGGATCTCGATTGAATCCAAAGTCATAAGGTGGCAAACTCGTTCTATTTATTCTCATGTTGTAGCAATCTTGCCAGACGGCTCAGTAATTGAGGCATGGCACAAAGGCGGGGTGTCTCATATTCAGCCCAAAACAGACGGATTTAAGGTCAATATTCTACTTTCCTGCCTGTCAAAAAATCACACTCCATGCACAAAAGTAGATATTTTCGAGATAGAGATTCCTGAAAACATGGAACAACGGTATTACAGCTTCTTAGAAAAACGTATCGGCTGTAAATATGATTTTTATTCTATTTTTAGATTCCTGAGCCGCAAATCAGGTCAAGAAAATGATAAATGGTTTTGCTCAGAATTGATCTTTGCGGCACTGGTTTATGCTCATTCTCCACCGTTGTCCAGGATTAATAGTTGCGATGTAAGTCCGCAATTATTGAGTCTATCCAATGATTTAAAATTTGTACAGCAGGTAATCACAATATGATAGACACGGATAAAATAAAAGCGAAACTAAGAGAAGTAAAAGAAACAGTTAATTCTCGCAGCACTGGAGCTGTTTTGGATATAAAGCACGCTAAAGCCTATGAATGGGTACAAGCATTATCATGGTGCCTGAAACAAACAAAAGAATAAACCCTATGATAAGAGTTTACAGAAACCTACAACTTTGCAACGGACTGACTACATGTGGTGATTGTACGCAATGTATTCAGGGACTGGTTGACGGTGTGGTCGTGGATACCGAGGATGATAATATGATGGAGATGCTTGATTGTGCTATTAATATCTGCCCTGTTGATGCGGTGACTCTGGATCGGGTATAATGTCTGAATTAGGAGATAAGCAGCGCCGGTTTAATCGTGAGATGTCTATTTTTATGGTTTGGGCTAACAGCCTGCCAGGGTATGAGTTTACAGACGGCGATGCATACCGGGCGCCTGAGGTTTTCGGAAAATATGGGATAAAAAAAGGCTATGGTTCAGCAAACAGTGTGCATAAACTGAAACTGGCCAGGGATTACAATCTCTCTTTTTGCGGTAAATATATAGATGACAGTGACCATCGTGCATGGGATATTTTACATGACAGGTGGGAGATGAAACATGGCGGCGCACCACGGATTAAAGGGGACGCGAATCACTTTAGCTTTTCGCATAGAGGAAAATGGTAAATGAAAAAAATAAAAATAAAACGCTGCCCATGCGGGCATATCCCAGAAAAGATTAATATCGACGCGCGCGATTCTAAGTGGTTTTTGGCCGTGCCGTCCTGCTGCGATGAGTGGATTATTGAGTTCAGATCTTGCTACCATCCGGCGGACTCAGAAGAAGCAAAAAAACGCGCGATTGAGGCTTGGAACTTTGCGCCGAGAGGTTGATTCACATGCCAAAAAAAGCAACTTCTGAACAAATAGAGGCGTATTTGAATAATTTACCTAATCATAAAACTAAAACCGTCCATGCCAATCCAAGGATAAATAAAATGAGATCAAAACTATTCGCAAGTTCCGAAAGCCGTGGTGCAACCGGTCAACTATCTTTTGGCGCCGGACTGATAACAACGCTGTTACAAAAAGATTTCCTTGTCAATGTTCAGGAGTTGATCAAAGTCGCCACCACGTCAACTGATATTGGTCAAGTATACCAAGCAGCGCAACAGGCACAGTTGATTGCTCAGGGGATCAATTACGGGTTGATTGGCGGCATATTGATCTGGATGTACTCTATTTATGGCAGGTACAATGACGGACGGGTTGTTGCTAAGGGTGGAGACAAACGTGGTTGACGAATTAAGGGGGTTATTAACCGAGCAAACCGAAATATTAAAAACACTTGCGACGGCTGTTGCTGATGCTCACGATAGCCAAGTATACACCCTCACAGGTGCCAGTGATTGGCCGATGCTTGGAGCTGTTGGCACTCTGCTCCTTGCCGCTATCTACTACATGTGGCGGGAAAATAAAGCACAATGGAAAGATATAAAAAATATCATCCGTGGAAATCGTATTGAAGGCCGGGAGGAATTCGGGAAAATAACATCTGCGCTGGATTCTCATAGAGTAGAATGGCGGATGGATCTCGACAAAGAATCTGACAGGGTAAAAGCTGAGCATGACAAAATATGGACTTTTATTCGACAGATTGACGGCAAATAGATAGTCAATCTGTCGTGTTTGTAGGAGTAACGCCGGTTTCAACTTCTTCAGTCATATCAATTATCCTGTAGTTGGCGCAGCTTACTTTTAGGTTATACCCACTGAGATACCATAGCCTCAGCAATGCCATGGTAAGTCTTTGACCTGTCACGCTTGCGGGTAGCAGATGGTGGCATGTTCCACACTCGCTGTTCCCTGCCTGCCACTATATTTGTTGGCTGCAATGGCTCAAGGCCATGCAAGGCCAAACCTGTTTTTTTAGTCTCACCATGCCCAAATTGCCAAGGCTGTATATACTGCACGTTTTTTAAGTGCGGAAAAATCACGCTTACTGGATTCTCAAGAGCTACCCTGTCACTGTTTTTTTTTGCCAACTCCCAGAGTTTTAACGTCCACTCAATAGCCTGCAACCGTTTCTGGTGGTGGATCATCCCTTTTCCATACCACCTGTTACCGCTCACTGCCATTGCCGTACAGTCCGGGTGCAATATAATAAGATCCCACTGCCGGGTTGGTATCACCTCCATAATATCTTGCTGGTAATGCCAGTCAGGATTCCCACGGGTTGGCTGGATGTCACAGGAAAAAGCAGGGATTCCGGCAGCACGAAAAGCGGAACAAACCGTTTGCGATTCCTCGCAGCCTATCAAAACGTGGGTATAACAAGGCGTATCACGCTGAATCCGGAGGTTTGTCGGGCTATTTCCTGTTTTTGTAGTTGGTTGGTTCATCAAGTCCTCATCGTTTTTTATTAGTCCGGCTCAGGTGTACTTGTCGGTGTTATCTTTTTCCACCTTGCCAATCATGCTCAATGTCATTTCCAACTTCATCAGGATGTGGTGGCAATTCATCCGCTGTAAATTCTCTAATCCGTACCTCCAACAATAGAGTTTGGGCTTTTATTTTTCTCAGTCTCCATTCGGTAAGTTCAGCTAATAAGGTCGTTGCTGCTGACCCTTGCGGCAAATCCGGGCTTTCCGTTTTTTGTTCTGGTTCATCCTTCAAAAATAATCCTCATGTTAAATTAGTCGGGCAGCAAAACTCAACTGCGTTATATTTACTTTTCAGCTGGTATAGGTGACAGGAATCGAACCTGTGCCTCAACGCCAATAACCAATTATGGCTCTCTCGTGTTCTCGCCACGAGGTCTCGTCGTACGCTTCCACTACGCCACACCCATCCTAAAAATATAACAAGGCCAGTTCACCGGAAGCGGGAGGTCTGGCGAGCATTCCCTTATTTATTAAATTTATCTTATTCTAAAAAATCATTGCCGGTTTATAAGTCCCGCTCCGGTAACTTTAGGGTGTTATACGCTTACTGTGTTGGCGGGCATCCAGTTGGGATCCAGCACTGGTCTCTTATCACCCAACGCCAACTAAGCCCGTCGGCCAGTTTCTCTGGTGGGAATGAAACGCCGCATCCAAAAAAATAACGGAAAAAGCGTATAACAAAACGCTTCACCTGACCCTTTTTTATTGCCTGAGTTTCGTTTTCTTCTGTCATTGTCTTATCCTAAAAAAGTCTGTGCCGGTCTATTATTCCGCTCAGCTAAGATCTACTGCGTTAGGTTTACTTTTCCCAATCCAAAGACTCAGCCCATTCAACAAGCTCTTTCTTTGTCGTAAAATCTTTGCTTCTAACTTTCATCGCCATTGCTATGGAGCCAAAGGCGAATATTAAAAACATCGTGCCAGTTAAAAAAGTCCACCACTTGCTGTCACCACTCAGCCATATACAAAATATCAATGAAGAAAAAGTAACCAAATCGCTAAAAATACTCTCTAATAGTGACTGTGTTCTGTCAATTACCACTGTCTTGTCTGCCATATTATCAACCTAACAAGGTCAGCCGCACCTGAACAGGGAGGGTCAGCTATCCACTTGTCTATTAAATTTTTAGTTAATCAAAAAGATGTGCCTGTTAATTAGTCCCTGTCAGGTAATCTTGACTGCGTTAGGCGATGCCTACGTCATTATTTACGACACCACACCAACAACAATCTATATCCAAATCAACACCACATGTCGGGCATAATCGCCTAACAGGGTCAGTCAAGACGACGATTGCGCTGTCCTCTTTTTCCTGTTTTAACCTCAATGCCCTAATTGTTCGCCTTTTTTCTGTTTTTTGCGTATTCATCGCGCGCCTTACTTTAAGGTTATTACCACCATCCGCCTTGTATCGCACCTGCTGCTCTATGGCATTTTTCACAACAATTAATCATAACAACAGCTGAATTTTTCCTAACTTCCAGCCCGTCGCTGTTTTTCCTCCCACAAATCGGGCAGATAACAAATCGGTCAACCTGAACCGGCAGGGAGCCGGGGTCATCGCCTTTCTTTTTGGTTTTGTCTTTTATCAAGTGATTTCCCTCTTTTATTAGTGCTCAGCTTACCTTGATTGCGTTATAAACACATGTGCCTTTTTAACACACTCATAGATCTATAAACTCCGTTTGTTTTTGCCAGGTTTATTAGTGCGACATCTACGGTTGTAGCATTGTCTGCCATTTCTTCGAGATTGTTTGCAAGTTTTTGCAGCTTATTTAATATAACAATTCCGTCAACCTGAACCGCCACTGATTTGGTCTTGGCTGCTATTTTTCCTTTCATTTAAAAATCTCCTTATTTATAAAGTTGCGGTCAGGTTACTCAGTACTATATTTATATGTCAAGCCAACGGCAAGCGCCGACATCGCATGACTTGTTACCCCGTACAATGCGCCCGGTTGTTTTTTTGTGCCTATTTGCGGGGTTTTACCACCCCCCCCAGCCGGGAAAATGTCAAGAATACGCTGTCTAATATTTTTGTCTTTTGCGCGCATTGAACCGCAAAGGAACATTTTGATATCTTTTCTGTATATTTTCGTGGTTTTTGAAAAATCAAAAGCCTGCCGGAACCTGCCAATCCACTCCACGGTGTCAAATGTTGTTGCGCCTACTGCCATGCCATAGCTCGCAATCCCCTCTATTGCCATGTGCATGACACCGTATTTTTTACGGAAATATGACACCCCGTTAAAATCTGCCAGCGCATTTAATAGGGAATTATTCTCGTAATCAGATTTTGAGAATAATATATTTTTACCATCAAAAACGACAACTCCGCTGTGAGTTGTGCCGGGATCAATGCACAGAATAGGCTCTGATTTTATTAAATTCATTTTTTTATAATTTCCATATTTTTTAAAAACCCGGTGCCAGCGTGTTGCGCCGATACCGGGTTTTAATCATTTGCCACCAATACGCGTATTATCGCCGCGCCCGGCTTTGTTGGTGCGGTTTGTCATAATATTTCCTCTGAGCAAAAAAAAAGCCTTAACCAACTCTCACATGCTTGCGGGCATCATCACTTGGATGTTTGAGAGCTGGTTAAGGCTTAGTGATTGCCCCCGCAAGAAAGCTGTATTTACTAAAAACCATACCACCAAAACCACCAATCAGTCAAGTAATTTCTACAACCTGTATCGTTATCTCTAAAAGCAACGTAAAGGGGTCAAAATGAAAGATTAAGCGCTGACCCCTTACAATGAGACACCTACACCCCACTTATTTATCATTTATCACTCTTAGTACGCAGCTTGAGCAGGTATGTCTAAAGAATTGTAACCAGGATTAGCATTTCTGCCCTTACCTCGCAAATTTTCATCCTCCCATATACCGGATGGTCGGCTCATAAATTTTTCAGCCATTCGTTCGCGTTCGTTTTTTCTTTGTAGCGTTTCAGCGTCTTGTTTAACCAAGGGTGGCGCCACTGTTGCGGGTTTTATTTTTACATTTTTAAACCGCTGTGGTTGCAGCGGTTTAAATAACGCTGATTCAGCACCTCCTTTTTCCCATTTTTCCAATCTGTTTAAACTGCTGGCATCAGTGCCGCCGATCTGTGCGTGTAATAATTTTACCGTCGAATATTTGTTGCCGACAATAAAAATCCTCGCCTTTTTCAAAATCCCCAAGCTTTCTTTCAGGACAAACACGGCAATTTTATTTTCCCAGACGGAAATGTCGTCGCCATATTTTGTCCGGGTTTTGCTCAGGGCCGATGGACTGATATTGTATTGCTCTCCAAATTCACCGGTCTTTAGCCCTGCTTTTTTACCGACAAAATAGAACGGTAGCAGGCCAACCATTTTAATTTTGATTTTCGGCATTACAAACGTGTTTAGTTTTTTGTTCATTTTGTTTGCTCCTGTGTTTTGGTTTTGTCGTATAGCTCCTGCATCCTATCAGCGCATTCGTGCAGAGCTGTTTTAGTCACTCCCTGCGGATCATAGATATCACTGGCAAGGATTTTTAAAACTTTTATTAAGATTTTGGTTTTTGTTTTTTTCATTTTGCCTCTATCATTGGATGATACCGTCAAAAGTGACTGCTTGTAGCCGATATGTAAAATGTTGATATTATTACATAAGTTAATTATGTAGAATTTGGACGTTTTCGTTTTTTGTTAACAAAAACAACTGACTACAAATAAGTAGTCGTTTTTATTCCCCCTTATAGACCCGCTAAGGGACTCCCTGTAATCCTCCTATAGAGAGAGAATCTTTATACACGCGTAATATATATGTATATGTATATTATACTATATATTATATAATATATAGAAATCATTGAAGAAATTTAAGTAAAAAGTAGTCATCATGGATTTTTCTTTAACACAAAAACTATATATATCACTATAATATCGGTTAAAAGCCATACCGTCACTTTTACTGGCCGTCTATAGTTTTACCTACTTCAACGCTATATATGCTTGATATTCCCCACCTTTTACGCTTTTTTTACTTGTCTTGATTGTCCTGATTGCAATCAACCCTTCAAGCAAATCGTCAAACACCTCTACCCGTTCACGTTTACGCAACTTGGAAAATGGTTTAGTTCTTCCAATATACTTAATATTTATACCCCGTGTACCTGCTGCCCTGATAGCTGCAAGGAATGCCATTTTATCCCGCTCAAAATCTGAACTACTTAAATGCTGTTTTAAAAGCCTGATAGTTGGAGCTGCCAATTGTTCAACAAATTGAATAGCCCATGCTGTATTCTGCACGCTAATCGTTTTTTCACTGCATGATACCGCCACGGTTAATGCAATCCGCATAGCCTGTTCACGTAATCTGCTAACCATGGGAGCTAATTTGACCCCTTGGAGCTTTTTACCCCATGCGAGATTACTATCTTCAAACTCAACCAACAGTTTGTTGCATCCATCATCAAAAGGAACTGTTACAGTTTTCCTGTCGTCAAACTTCTCGAACTCATCAAGTTTCATCTCTAAACCTGTTGAGTCCGAATACCGGCCAATATCAGCACACCATTTTTTGATATTATCCGGGACGGGATCAGGAACACGAAAATCAAGGTTCGATGTTTTTTGCTCAGTTGATACACCGAAAAGCCAACGATTAAGAAAACCATCGTCTATCATTTCCGTTGTAACTGAATCCATCAATGTGGTTTGAGTGGTAACACCGCAAACCGTAACGGCTGGCCGTGCAAGTTTATCATGGGTGCCGTCAACGTATTGTTTACCGTCTATGGAGTCATGGGCAGAACTAAAGCATTCCATCAACTTGGATACCAGGTTTTTATCTTCCCCGCTTTGCGCTACCTTCTGCAACCTGCGCCCCATTTCATCTGACAGGATTATCTGTCTTGGTATAAAACCAAGGCTTTTGATCAACGCTGATTCTCCTGTAAACCAGTTAGCACCTACCATTTTTTCAAGCCCTGATTCGGTTAATATGTTTCTGATTACGCTTTTCACGGCATCTTTACCGGTTCCCGATTCAGCAATAAACATGAAAAATAACGAAGAATAATTATTGTAATTTGTAACGTAATTTCTTGAACAAATAATGGAGCCTATGGCAAGCGCCACCATTGGTGCAAAAATATTACTGTTCCCGCTGGAATGCTTGTTATAGTAGTCTTCGACCTCTCCTAATATCCCAGGCACTCGGCTCATCGTGAATGGTTGTTCTATTTCCGCCTGCTGGTAGACTTCACCCGCCTTTATTATGTTTTCGCCTGTAGGAATGTCAAAAACAGCTTTAACAGCATCAACGCCGCGTTCAGTGAACAGGTCATTAAAATCAGTACCCGTTATACCCTCTGGAAAAACTACCCGTAAATCGTGCTTTTGCCCCACTGCTATAGCTTTCCCCAGTCCTACGTTTTTCTCTTTTTTGTGGTCATTATCTGCACAAATTATCACCTGAACCGTGCCAAGTTTTTTCTTGAAATACGGCAACAACTCCATGGTAACAGATTCTAAATTACCAGCATCAAAAGCCACAAACACGTCGAACCCTGTACACTCTGCAATGCTGGCTCCTGTTGCAAATCCTTCGCAGATACAAATAATTTCATTGTGATTGCCGTCACCATTTATTTTGTGGAAACATCCTTTTTTCTTCCCTCCATAAAGGAACTTTTTATTAATCTTTTTGTCTTGTGATTTATCAAAAATCTCTTGATAAGTTGTGATGTTTTTGCCAATATCATAAACTGGCAAGATTATTCCCCCGGTCTCATCATTAAATAAAGCATCATGTGGCTTGATTTGCTTGGTTACAAGATATGGATGATTAGCAGGGCAAATATCAAGAGAATCAATCAACTCTTGAGCTGTTTTTGCTGATTCTTTATTCCTTGCAAGTTCTGCTTGGTTTGCCTGTATCCTGATTTGTTTGATAGCTGCCAGTTCAGGTTTAGTCATCCCCTGCCAGCCGTTGCCCTTCCTGACCTCTACCCGTTCACCTGTCTTCCAGTTGCCGACGACTCCGACGGTCTTACCATTGATGATATTGAGGTAATACCACCCGTGCTTCCCTTTACCATTGCCTATGAGCGGTACCCGTTCCGGCGCGGCTCCTGTTGTCTCTATTGGTGCTGATATTTCCACCCCTATAGATTGCGCAGCTTCAATGAATTGTTGCATTATTAAAACCTTGGAAAATTATTTTCATTAAATACAAACGAACTGCATTCATAGTGTTCATAGGTATCAAAAACAGGTTTACGCATAGATATTTTGCATTCATTTTCTTGGCTATGGCTGATATCCATATGGATAAAATTAGTGCATTCAAAACAGGCGTGAGGTTGATTTGTTGATTTGGTTACTGTTTTTTTATGATCTTTTTTATGGCAGTGTTTGCAAAGACATTGAAGGTCATTCATTGAGTATTCCCATGGTTTAGCCCCTTTTTTGTATTCAACATGATGAACATGTAATTCTGTTGTGCCGTCTCCGCATGATTCGCATTTCCACCCGGCTCGTTCAAACACCTCAAGCCGTTTTTTTTGCCACCTGGGATCTTTCAACATTTGCTTATATTTCATTCATCCCCTCCAAGTACTGTTTAATTAATTCAGTAATCACAACTTTGATTGTTTTGCCGTCCTGAATTGATTTTATTTTCAGTTGGTTCTTCAATTCTTTGCCTATTACAACATGTAATGCACCGTTATTTTCTTCCATTGTTGTCCTCTTTTTAAATTGCATTTTATCTACTTTTAAATTAAGATACACCCAACACCAAATAAAAACAAGTCAAAAAAAGGAGACTATAACAGTGAAAAAACAAATCAAAGCAGTATGCAGAGAAGTTGAGAAAATGTTGCTTGAGAAAAACAAATCATACGGCAACAGCGCTGCTGAGCCGGTACGCATTTTTTCAAAAGTGGACGCAATCGAACAAATAAACGTCCGAATTGACGACAAATTATCCCGGATCGCCAACGGCCACGAATATGGTAACGACGATACAGAACTTGATTTAATCGGGTATTTGATCCTTAAAAGGGCTGTAAAAATGGAGAATGCTCCGGCTGAAACAGTTGGGAAAATACCTGCAACCTGCTTGGCTGCTCGGATAGATAAATGAAAATAATACCACGCCCGTATCAAATCAGGGTTTTAAATGAACTGTGGACGGCATTACAGGTTAAACAGAACATTTTATTTGTGGCCTGTTGTTCAGCAGGCAAAACAATAGTTTTTAGCAAACTGATTCAGCGACTAATCAGGGAGCAACCACACCGGCGCGTGATGATAATGGCAGACAGAGAGATATTGGTATCTCAAGCTGTTGATAAATTGTTGACCGTTGCGCCTGAACTTGCACCATTTACCGGCATTTGTTGTGCTGCTATGGGACAAACCGATACACATAAAACTGTTACCATCTGTTCCCGGCAATCCATTATTAACCGTGTTGATAAAATACAACCGGTTGACCTGTTGATATTTGATGAGGTGCATTTAACCGCCCCGCAAATTGATGGAAAACCGCTTGATCAGTTCGGGAAGATTTATATGGCATTGCGTGATAGATCACCGAACATGCGGTTTATTGGTTGTACTGCCACCCCGTACCGGCTTGGAACCGGGTATATTTACCCACCACTTATCCGTGAAGATGCCACGTCCTATTTTGATCAAGTTGATAGCGTTGTGACTATCAAGGAGCTGTTAGCAAATAATCCGCCGCACCTATCATCTGTTAAAGGATTGATAGCAGAATCAGAAGAAATGAAGGCGGATTTATCCAAGGTCGGGAAGGTTGCCGGGGAATTTAATTTAGGACAACTGGAAGAGGTCTCACTAAAGGAATTCCACCTTAATTCTGTTGTTGAGGCGTACCAAGATTTTTCTAATAATGAAGATTTCGGAAAAAGAGAATGCTGTTTAATTTTTTGCACAACGATCAAGCATTGTGAGGCTGTTGCAGATTTGATACCAGGTTGCGTGCCTATCCACTCTAAAAACAAAAATACCATCGAGGGCAATTCAGCAAAATGTTACACCTCAGTTGCTAAACTGACCACTGGCCTGGACCGAACAGACGTTGATTTGATTGTTGTTGCTCGTGGTACTGCAAGCCCTGCGCTACACGTCCAAATGATTGGCAGGGGTGCCAGGCTACATGTAGGTAAAAAAGATTGTCTGGTTGTTGATTTGGTTGGTAATTGCAATATTCACGGCCTTGATCTTGATAATCCGGTTGTTAAAGTTCCAAATATTCCCGGCGGAGGTGAATTTCCCTCTAAGGTTTGCCCTGGAGAGATTGAGGATTTTGCATGTGGAGCTGTCCTACACGCAGCTGTACGCAAGTGTCCAGAGTGCGGTTTTGAATTTACCACAGAGAGCATTGAGGCGCTGTTGCCGGATCTTAAAAAGGTTGTTTTTAATGAGGAATTGCCACCGGAGATAGTAAACGTTCAATTCATGGACATCTATGAAACTGTATCCAAAACAAGTGAAAAATCAATGTTAGTTGCTGAGTTTTCGAGTGATGATTTTGGCGCTAAAAATACAAGATTATATATGATGTTTGAAGGTGACGGGTACTCTGGTTATCCGGTCAAAAAAACTCAAAAATTTTGGGAACAATTAACCTGTGATCCGTTTCCTGAAACAGCCAAGGAAGCTATAGAAAGCGAGTTTGAAATACCCAAGAGTATTATGGTGAAAACAGACGGGAAGTTCAAGAATATATCGGCTCTTATCTATGGTGAAGCGGATATAGTGAACATGAAAGATTCTGACTACGATGCTTATTGCAAGTATAAACCCGCGAGTTGCGGTGACGACGTGCCACTATACATGGATGATGTTCCGGCACAAAAAGATTGGGATGACATGACAGAACAAGAAAAAAAAGACTCTGTTCCGTTTTAAACAACAATAAGGCTTGATAGGATTAAATTAATACTATATAAAGACATATAAGATTAATTTTAAACAGGAGAAAAACAGTGTATTTATATGAAGAAATAAAGGAAATTGTGTTTTTTCCAGAGCATCAAATAACTTTCTTAAAAGTGCGTGACAAAATAGAGGTTCTTTTGTCACAATCTGGTGCTGTAAACATGGAAAAAATAATTTCAGGAATTTCAGGCGATACTTGGTTGTTGCTTGCCTGTGTTGATAGGATTGTAGAGCTGAATGAGATTAAAGAAGTCATTCAAAATCATAATGTTACCCAACAAAAAAGAATTTTTACCAGATAGGAGGTGAACAGTGGAACAGAAACTTTTAACGCTGAAAGAAACGTCAGTTTTGACGGGACTGTCAGAATATAAAATTTACCAGTTGATAAACAAACGAGATTTCCCGGCGTTTATACAACTCGGTGAACGCACCCGACGCTGGAAACGTTCGGAGATTTTGAACTGGATGGAGGATGTAAAGTGAAACCACAAACATTAGAACAGGCAACCGCTGGAAACGGTAACTTTGTTTTGTACGGGCCGAGTGGGTCAGGAAAAACGGCCAGCCTTGCAACCCTTGACCCTGGCAATACTGAGATTATAGCGACAGAGGACGGTTTGCGAACTCTAAAGGATATGTCGCTGGATTATCCAGAATTGAACAAACTGACAGTATATAATGCAAATACAATGGCTGAGGCGCAACAGGCTTATGAAGCTGTTGCAGTATCCGGTAAAAAGTATCTGGCTATTGATAGCCTGACCAAATTAGGAGATATTTGCCTGGCTCAAGAGATGGTCGCAACGGCAAATGATGCCCGCAGGGCATACCCAGCAATGGCTTCAAAGATGACGAATATAATTGACCTGTTTAACAATCTTGACAAGACAGTAATTTTTATATCTCAAGAGGAACTTGTTAACGATGATGCTTTCGGGCGTTTTGATTACAAATACGCTCCAAGTATCCCCGGCAAAAAGTTTGCAGCTAAAACGGCTTATTTCTTTGATTTTATCTTTGTGATGAGAACACGGGTTGCAGAAGACGAAAGCATTGAGCGAAAATTTCAAACGGATTTACATGGGGGGGATTATCTGGCAAAATCAAGATCAACACGGTTGATGGTTTTTGAGGATCCTAATTGGATGGATATTTTTAATAAAACAGCAAATAACACAAAAGAGGTTACAAATGATTAATTTTGGAGCAGGAATTGGATCGCAGGACGGGGAAAATTTTCAAGAAGCAGGCGGGAAACCGTTGCCGCCGGAAGGTTGGGGCGAATTTGCCATTATGAAAAGCGAAGACATTGACGGCAACCTGAAATTTTTTGTACAAAACAAAGCGGGGGTCGATGGTGATATTTTCCTTGGATTTGCCGGATCAGAAGTTTGGCAGCAGGAACAGGCCAGAAATACCCTTGGGAAGATAATTGATGTAACCGGCTGTCAGATCGTTGTCAAAACCTTTCAGGATGCTATGGCATTAAATGGTTTAAAACTGGATATTAAATTTCAGCACGTTAACAGCAAAAGCCTCAAGGATGATGGTACCCCGTTTAAAAATGCGCGCTCAAAAAACTATGCCCCCGCCGGGACAAAGAGCAGTGTGTCTGCTCCGCCTCCTGCTGCTCAAGATACCGCTGACAGCCCCTGGTAAAAAAACCTTGCCGGGTGAAATTCCCGGCTTAACCCTGCGAGGATAAAAATGGATTGGACGGAACCTGAAAAAGAAGGCAACGCACTCCAGAAAAGCGTTGCGGACATGAACAGCATACAAGCCGATTATTCAACTTTTGATATCGACGAGTCAGCTATTGTTGCAATTGAAAAACAATACCCTGTGGCTGAGTTGCCGGAGCGCCTTGAGAGCATGGATGAGGTAAAAGAAATTCAGGGCCAAATCAAGGGGATTAAAGCTGTTTTTAAACCTGGTGTTGAGTCAATCACCCCGGTTAAAAGTGCGGCATTCCGGCTGCATAAACGTATCAAAGCGGTTGAAAACAAATTTCTTGAACGCAAAAAAGGCGTTCTTGATCCGCATACAGCGCTTGTAAAAGAATACAACGAACGTATAGAACGAGAGCTGCAAGAAGCGGAGCTGCACGAAAAAGAGCGGGTATCCTCAATTAATCAACGCATTGTTGCAATGCCAAATGTAGTTAATGACCTGCTAATCGCTGATAGCTCTGCTGTTGACACCGCACTGTTGACTGTCAGGGAAGACGATTTATCATGGGCAGAAGAATTCGTCACGCCTGCAATGACCGCTCGTACTGAGTTGATCAAACAGCTTGAACAGCTCTATACCATGCGGATTGATACAGAGACCGCCGCCGAACAATTCGCTATCAACGCACAATTTAAAAAAGAAGAGGATGAACAGCGGGCGTTAGCGGTTGCCAGGCAGGAAAAAGAAAACGAAATCAAGTTGATCCCGGTAAACATGATAGAGTCGTCATCTGCTGATATTGAGCGTAAAATAGTTGATTTGCAAGAGTTCATGAACCCTGCAAATACCGGTTACGTCCAGCCTGTTATTGATCAACTGTCCCGGATTAAAGTCTCAGCGATTTCCCGTGAAGAAATAGCGGCGGAAAAAGCCAAGATTGAAGCTGAAAAAACCAGGCTGGCAAAGATTGAGTCTGACAGATTAGCGGCAATTGCAAAAGATGAAGCTGATAAAAAAGAACAGGAGGAACGACTTGAGCAGGAAGCAAAGGAGAAAAAGGAGAGAGAATCGGCAAAAGCCCAGGCGGATAAAATTGAAGCTGAGCGGGTTGCTGAGTCAGAAAAGAACCTGCAAGCGAACATGTCAAAAACCATCAACCACATGAAGGAATTTGATAGCGAATCATTGTTGGTAGGTGCGATTTATAATGGTAAATTTGAGCATTTACGGTGGGCAAATTGATTCGCGCCTCAACACTCAGCTCTGGATCAGCCGGGAATTCAATCCTCGTTGATATTGACGACACCTGCATTTTACTCGATGCAGGGTTGCCGATCAAAACGCTAAAATCACGATTAAAAGGCGTCGCTTATTCAATAGATGACATAAAGCACGTCTTCTTTTCTCACGACCACCAAGATCATTACAGAGATGACACAAATAACGCTCTTGGATTGGACGGCTACAGTGCCGATAAAGAAAACTTCAAAATCAGCTTTTTTAAACTCCATCATGATGCTCCGTGTAGAGGCTATCGGGTAGAGGATCAGACCGGCAACGTGCTGGTATATATCACTGACACCGGTCATATGCCGGCGGACACTTACCGGTTCCTGCGTGGTGCCAATATCATAATTTTAGAGTTCAATCACGAAGTTGACATGCTCGAAAAATGTGAGTATTCCAGTGATTTAAAAGAGCGAATTGCTGAAAATCATCTTAGCAATGAGCAGGCACATGATTTAATTGCCAGTACTGGCAGTGACAATTTAAAACACCTGTTTTGCCACCACCTGAGCAGTAAAAACAACACTCCTGAAACGGTTGAATTTGCCGCAAGATCGGCGCTGCATGAGTGCGGGAGTAGTGCCGAGGTTATTGTTTGTAATCAGGACAAACCGAGTCGCGTGGTTACTGTTATTTGATAAGTTGCTTATAAATGGAGAGTGAATGGATGAAAAAATTTATTATTAAATATAATTATGGATATGGAGAGGAAATAGAGGTTGTCGACGCGGAGGATGAACTTGAAGCGAAAAACATAGCCTATGAATATTGGAAAGCTGGTGCGGAAAATGAAGCTGTTTACGGTGTAATCGGTGAGGCGACCAAAGAGTTGTTAGAAGAGCATTTATAAAACCGTTGAGCTTACCTGAGCGAATTAATAGAGCAGGAAAGCCTTTTTAGGCTACCGGCAAACCTGAAAAATTAGACGACAACTCGCACTACCTTTAGCTTCAGTTAGAGCGTTTTGTTATTTTGCGGCTTGAATATGAAATACGAATTATTTGATTATGAGTTAAAGGAGGAAACAGTTATTGAGGCTCCTGGGGTAGCAGAAGCTATGCTTGAATATTTACCATGGCCTACAATTGATTTAAAAATATATTTTGAACCTGCCCATGGACGTTGCACGGTGATAGATATAGTAACCGACTTCAAATATCAGCTACAAATAATATAACGCAGTTGAGTTTTGCTGCCCGTACTAATTTAACAGGAGGATTATTGATGTTTAGAGGAAAACCACAAATATCAGCGGGCCCGGATTTGCCGCAAGGGTCAGCAGCAACGACCTTGTTATACCTCTGTGGATGATTTACGCAGGGCTGCACATTGCGTATACTTGGCAACCGATAAGGACGTTGCAAAAGATTTATCTGACAAAATGACTGGGGCTGCAAACCTCATTGATGAGTTGCAGGATTTCGCAATCTGGATGACAGGTTGTGGGTATGATTTTTGTCAGCATGAATATTTTTGCAAGAAACGGGATGAGTTATTAAAGGTATAACGCCTAAAAGCTACCTGAGCGAAACCCATAAAAAAGGAAAGACACTTTATGCAGAACAATAAAACTAAATCAGGAAAAGCAAGCCGGATACCTTTCGATTCAGGTGGGCTGTTTTGTTATGCGTGTACGGCCAACGGGCATGACATGGCAACTGGAGCCGAAAATAGCTGTTGGTTGGATAGTAACCAGGCTGAAAATTGTTGGATAGAAAGACAACCGAGCAAAAAGGAAGATTGCCCATATTGGGAGTTAGTAGACATTGACGTATAACACCGACAAGACTACCTGAGTGGGTTTTTTAGATAAGGAAAATCAATTGATGAACCGACAACTGAGTAAACCGGGAAAGTTTTCAAAGATACCTCCCGCTTCAGGTGCGGCGCATTGTTATCTGTTTTTTTTGCGGACTTGGTAATAAAACGAATAAACTTGAATTAAAAGCATTGACAAAGGATAGGCTCCGGTGTATATTGAAGGTAAGAAATGAGGAAAACAACCAACCTTAACGGAGCCGACAAAATGACAGATTTAATGTGGACACCACCAAACGCTGAAGTAAATAGCAAAAAAATAGCAGCACTTGAAGCAATAGAGGCTAAAGATTCAGAATGCACATTTTGTGGATCTGCTAAGGATTCTGGTCAACCTTGCCCAAAATGCGGTTGTGAGAAAGGCGGAAGCGATGAAGCAAACAGTTAAAAAGAAGAAAGCCGGGAGAAATCCCGGCTCAACTGGCAAGGAGCTGAAAAAGTCCTTCACGATCCGAGCCTACCCCAGTAAGGTCGCCAAATTAAAAGAGCAAGGGCAGACTTTGCAGCAAGCGGTTGACATTGGGGTAGCACTGGGACTGGACAGATAACACATTAAAGTTACCGGAGCGGGACTTATAAACCGGCAAGAGTTTTTTAGAATAAGATTAATTTAATAAATAAGGAAAGAATCCCGGCAACCTCCCGCTTCCGGTGGACTGACCTTGTTATATTTGGAGAAAGGATATGTATAACTACTATATGGATGAGTATGATTGGATTGAGCCTGTAAAACGAATTATTCGACCAACGCCGAAAGCAATAAACATGAAACAGCAGTGGAAAAAACGTAGAGCTTCCGGCAAAAAGAAGAAGTAAATATAACACTTTAAGTTTTGCTGCCCGAACTAATTTTAACGAAAGGATTTTTGATGATTGAACCAATTAAGCAAAAAAGCGATATTCCGGTTACAGTAGAGGGTCAGCAGGAACGACCTTGTTATGTGCCGGTGCTTCACCCCTGGTTTGGGAAGGGTTGCCCTTTTTTAGTGGCGCAATGGGAAGACGAATATGAAGAGGATGAACCGGAGTTGGTTCATTGCAAACATAAAAGCAACACTGAGCCTGATTTTGAAGGGAATTGTTACAAAGCAAATTGCCCTTTATTGACAAGCTGGTAGGACACATAACACCTTAAAGTAAGACGCGCGGGGGATAATATAATGTGCGAGTACAACAAAGAATGTGATTGCCACCTATTCAAACCTGAAAAGAAAGCAGATGTAAGCGTCGTTTTGACTGACCTTGTTATATTGCCGGATGCCTGCGAAAAATGTACTTATGTTTTTTGCACTGACGGGTGTGAGTGGATACCAGATTTAATAAAATCCCAGGCAATATAACAACCCTATCACCCCACTCCGCATAACGCCTAATTGATAAAATATAACAAAGGTTATCAATTAGGCTGTTTTATCAAACATTCCAGCCGCACTGCTCATCATAAATGCGTGCCTGAGCCAAATCATCAGCAGAGAAAAATGTAGCGCATTCATGGCATATAAAAACCGGATTGTCGCCATTGCCAGTTGTTAAATAAGCGCCGCAATCAGGGCATTCAGGTTCAGGCGGGTCATCAGGCGGTAGTTGGTTTTCAAAAACTCTTCTTTTCATGATTTCCACCACTCCAAAAATGTTTCTATCGACTCGGTAAAAAGATTTTTATCTTTGCCGTATTTATCAGCCATACCACAAGGCCGGAACCGCCACCCATTGCTTTCAGCAAACAACATGCCTACAACTGAGCCGTCAGCCTGTACCTGTACTGTTTTGGGGCTGAATACCACAAACGACAGGCCAACCCTTTCAGGATCAGGGAAAAGCTCTTCAAGTTTCGCTTGGATATTCTTGGAAACTGGCCGTGATCCACTCTCAATTGATGATACCATGGAGCCGGTGATCCCTAAGATCTGTCCGAATTGTACCTGGGACAGCTCACTTTCTTGTCTCAGGTTTCTGAATTCTTGTTTATTCATTTTATATAATCCCCTGTTCGCAGGCTTTAATGGCTATCATGTAGGCAACGGCAAAGCAGCCGCCGCCAAATACTGAAAAGATGAAAACGTCTGTTATGAAGTCGATTATTTTTTCTTTCATTTTTTATGCTCCTGGTTGATTAAAATTGAGTTGTTACCCGGCTGTTGTGCCGGGTAGAAACGGTTGATTTTCGTTGCTCTGTTTCAATCTTTTATAATTAACTATATCCGATAATCTTAACAAAGTAAAGGACAATCTTTACTTTGTTAAAGTTTTATTTTGACATGATAATATAAATAATGGTAATGTAATATTAAATATGATTAATCTATAACCAGTACAATACATGACACAGCGACCATTAAAACCATGCAGGCGGCCACAGTGCAGGCGGGCAACACGTAACAATAACGGCTACTGTGATACCTGTCAGGACTATGCAGAGCAGCAGGACAAGGCCAGGCATAAGCGCTACAACAAGGCCACAGCGCATAAACAGCGGCGGTGTGGATATGGGCACCGCTGGAATAAATTATCTAAGTGGAAGCTCAGGCGTGATTCTGTCTGTCAGGTATGCAACAGGGTAGAGGCTGTATTAGTCCACCACGTTGTGCCTGTTGAGGATAGGCCGGACATGTTGTTGATGATAGCTAATCTACAGGCGCTATGTGCTCGTTGTCATCAGCGGGTGCATAGTGAGATTAATAAGGGCATTTCAAATCGAAAATAAGTATTTCGCCTTTCCAACCCCAGA